ACATATTGCCAAGTAAAAGATGAAGAGTAACTTTTGTATTATACCGTGGATCTCAATCACATCAGATAATGCTGGATTAGTAAGACCGTGTTGTAAGTTTGCTGAAAAAGATGTTCAAGGAGAATATCAAACACCTAGCCTTAAAGATTATTCGTATGAGGACATATGGAATGGTCCAGAAATGCAGGCAATTAGGCAAGCATTTTTAGATGATAAAAAGATTCCAGAGTGTTCCTCGTGCTGGAAAGAAGAAGCGGCTGGATTGACCAGCTATAGAAACCAATATAACTACACCTTTCTTCGACAAATTGATCCAAAAGACTATTCTACAACCTATGCTGAACCACCTAGAGTTGTAGATTTAAAACTTAGTAATGTGTGTAATTTTAAATGCCGTATGTGTGATTTTTCATACAGCAGTCTCATACTAAAAGAAGATAAAGCATTTAGAGGTTATGATATACCAGATGAATCATATTACCTTTCTAATAAAATATTAAATACTGAAAATGAAGATTACTTCTTTGAAAAAATAGTTCCGAATCTTATTCAGATCGAGTTTACTGGTGGCGAACCATTTGTAAGTCCCGAAGCTAGGAAGCTAATTGATATATTATCACAATCAGAATATGCTAAAAATATTGCAATCAATATAACAACAAATGGTAGTAAAGTAAATACATCAATCTTAAGCCAACTAGAGAAATTTAAATTTGTTAGAATCGGATTAAGTGTTGACGATATTGGCTCTAGAGCGGAATACCAAAGGAAAGGTACTGTTTGGGAAACTGTAAGTCATAATTGCAAACTCTTTAATGATAACCAAAAGTTTTATGTAAATCTACATCCAACAGTAAACAACTATAGCATATGGAACTTTGATAAAACTTTGGAATGGGCAAAAGAAAACAACATAAGGGTTGTTACAAATATTTTACATGGGCCTGAACGATTGTGCATAAAAAATCTTAGTGCGTATAGTAAGTCTAAGGTTTATGAGAAACATAAAGATAATAAATCTATGGTTAACATTCTTTCATATATGATGCAAGATGGCGAGAATCTTACTGAAGATTTTATTCAAGAAACCACATTGGTAGATAGTATTAGAAATGAAAGCTTTAAGGAAGTTTTTCCTGATTGGAGTGAGATAATTTATGGCTCTTTGCAAAGCCCCAGTTAACAATATGTACTTTACTGTCCATGGAACGGTAGCGCCGTGCTGGTTAACGGTGGGAGCTATTGATCGTTGGAGCCCTACTCATTCTATAAGCGATATTTGGTTTGGTGAAAAATACCAACAGATTAGAGACAATATTGCTAACGATATTTTTAAAGGTAAATGTGCTGAGTGTAAAAAAGATATTGATAATGGTGTTTGGCCATTAGCTAAAGCATACGACCAATTTACAGTAAAAAAATATCCAAGCCTGATGGAACTTGAGTTAAGTAATCAATGTAATCTCGAATGTGTAATGTGTTCTGGAACTTTAAGTTCTGGTATTCGCAAGAACCGTGATAAGCTTCCGCCTCTTCCACAAATTTATACAGATGAATTTAGACAACAGCTTAGGGAGTTTATTCCTCATCTCGAAGAGCTACGATTTAATGGTGGTGAACCATTTGCACAAAAGATTGTTCTTGATATTTGTGAAGACGTTGCAGAACTAAATCCTGGTCTAAAAGTAAACATTGCTACAAATGGTACAGTGTACAATAAGCGTGTTCAAAAAATTATGGATATGTGCAACATTCATATTAATATTTCTATCGACAGTCTCTTACACGACCGCTATAGCGAAATCAGAATTAATGGTGACCTGTCAGTCCTTATGAAGAACTTTGAAATCTTTAATAAATATTGTAAAGATGGAAATCGAGACTTGTCTATCATGGTTAACCCAATGAGACAAAATTGGGATGAAATGGTAGAATTTGTTAAATGGACCGATAAACATCATGTGAAGTTGTGGTATAATACTATTCGTTATCCTGCCGATTGCGCTATATGGAATTTGCCGTCGGAAAAGTTAAAGGAGATTCATACTAGTCTTCAGGCAGAACTTGATAGCATTCCGATGACAACCTATAATTATGATAAAGCTGATCATTTGATCAATAGACAGATAGCCAATTGGTTATTAGAAAGTTATGAGTAGTATACCTCTCCTCCCCCAGAAGTGATACTTCTATTATACACAGATTTTTAGGATTGTAAACAGAAAATGTTATGTCATGCGCCATTTTTAGGAATTACCGTAGATCCATCTGGATTATTGACATTATGCTGTGCAACAAGTGATAGGGAATATTTTAAAACACATATAGATGATGTAGATGATTTACAAGAATTCTTTTTGGGTGACAAGTATACTCATGTCAGAAATATTATGAAATCCGAAGGTATAAAAAAACTTCCTCAGTGTTTGCACTGCTGGAAAGCTATAGATGGATATTGGACAGAAATTAATAATTATAATGAGAAACAAATACATGATACGCTTCAAGTTTCATATCTAGAATTAACCACAAGCAACACATGTAATCAAACATGCGTCACATGTTCCAGTTATTTTAGCTCTAAGTGGAGAAAGATAGAATCTAAATTTGACAGACAGATTCACTCATCATTTCAATTATCAGATTCGGCTATTGATAAAGTTATTAAAGTCTTACCTGGATTGAAATATCTTCAAATTAAAGGCGGGGAACCGTTTGCTGATAAAAATAATCTTAAAATTTTAAAAGCGCTATCTAAAGTAAATCCTAAATGCGAAGTTATTATAACAAGCAATTTTCAAAGAATATCCGATGAATGGTATGAAGTGTTAAAACTTCTTCCAAATATAAAGGCTGGCGCTAGTATTGATGGTATAGATAAAACTTATGACTGGATCCGAGGAGGGTCATTTGAAGATACTATACAAAACTTAGAGAATTTCTATAAAAAAACTGGAAATAAAGTTGTTATAAATGTATGCGTTTCTTTGTATAACATATTTCTTTTATCTGATATATTAGATTATTTTAAAAATAAAGAATATGTTTCAGTCACAATATTCAATAATATCTTAAACTACCCCAATGAACAATCAATACAATCTTTAGATCCTTTAACTTTGAAAAAAATAGCATTTTCTGAACTTCCTTTTTGGCATAACGACTTTGAAAATATAAGAAAAGTAGAATCATTTCCAGAAGATATTAGATTAGGTCTGACAAATAAGTTTATATCACATACGGAAATAATGAATTCAATTAGAGGTTTTAATATTTTCGATATTCAACCTAAATTAGCTAATATTTATAAATAAAACTCCTATAAATAAGACTAACACAAACTATTAACGGCGGATAACATTATGGCAATCTATGCAAATCTTACAGTAGACCAAGGGTCTGAATTCGAAGCGTCTGTAGATGTTATAGATGGCGATGGTAATGCCGTTGACCTGTCGACATTCACATACCACGGACAGATAAGAAAAACCTATAACTCCCTTACTGCAGTAGATTTTACTGTAGAATTGGATGTATCACAGCTATATACTTTAAATATTTCTTTATCCGCAGCACAATCGAATGCGATGAAAGCTGGAAGATATGTTTACGATGTAGAAGTTGTCAGCCCATCCGGAACAGTTACTAGAGTTATTGAAGGCCAAGTTGAATTAACCCCAAGCGTGACTAGAATCTGATATGGCAAAGTTAACAGGCTCTCTTAGAACTAAAACATCTATACAGGCGAAGTCTGTTACTCTTGGTACAATTTCTGCCAATGACCTAAAGAATGCTGATCAGGCTTTCTCTATAAATCTGTCGGCTGATCAGGGAACAGATTTACTTAAACTTCTTACTAATAATAACTTATCTATTCTTGGTGCTGATGGTATTAGCACAAGTATAGATGCTGATAATAACGCTTTAACAATAACTCTAGTTCCTGCCAGTACTACTGAGCTCGGGGGCGCACAATTCGATGCTACGTATTTTATAGTAGATAGTGACGGGATAGTATCAATAAAACCCGGTGGTATTCAAGCTGGTTTGCAGGATAATGCAGAAGCTATATCTCCGGCTAATGGTGGTACAGGAATAGTATCATATACTAAGGGCGATATGATCTTTGCTTCGGACTCAGACGAAGTGATTGTATTACCTATAGGCACTGCAGGTCAATCTTTAATGGTATCAGAAGACGGTATACCTTACTGGTCAAATGTTTATGACGGCGGCGAATTCTAAATACGCCACTTTATATTAGATATATAATCTATATTCTATATAGAATATAGTTTTGCAAATAATGAAGTATATACTTTAGGACTAAATCATGTCAGAATTAATTATTAAACTAAAACGTAGTAACGTTCCAGGGAAAATTCCCGACCCAGAAGTACTAGAAGTCGGGGAAGTAGCGCTTAATATGGCCGACTCCCTACTATATTTCAAGAGGCCAAGCGGGGAAGTTAAACCTTTAACTGCATCCAACGTTATACAACTAAACAACCAGACCGAATATGCACCTACGGATGACTATCATCCGGCTACTAAAGCCTATGTGGACTTAAAAGTTCTACAAAGTTTAATTACTACAAAGACTATTGAAAGAACGGCAATACTTAATAATGAGATTACTCTACCTAGTTCTGCGGTGGGTGATATAATTTTTAATATGGCTCAGATTTATGATAGCATTCATACGAATGTTTTTTACGAAGTCACATGTACATTGTCTGAGGATAAAACTAAGGTTTTGTTTGACGCGGAAGATAACTTAGATTATAATTATTGTGTACTATCTTATATCACTTTAGCTTAGGTGGTATGATCTTATGATTCTTTTAAGGGATCACTACTTTATTGCATGGCTAAAAGTGGTGAAGAAATATAATATAATTAAAAAGAAAGACAAAATTTTTATTGACATAAATAAGACTGAATATGATGAAGCTTTGAATGAATATAATAATAATATGAAGCCTATCATGAAAGAAATACGTTGTCTGGTTAAGGAATTAGCCATCAATTCCTCTAACTTGAGCAAATAGCTCTTGCAGTTAATACAATATTCTTAGGAGAAGAATAAATGGCCGTTTTACAAAGACATAAGAATACCATCTACGGACTGGTAACAGACCTAGCCCAAATCACTACAAGTGTTACTAATGAAGCAACTGCTCGCGCAGCTGCTGACGTCGTATTACAGGGTAACATCGATGCAGAAGCCACCCGCGCAACTGCTGCAGAAGGTGTAAATGCTACTGCAATCACCAATGAAGCAACAGCTCGTGCGGCTGCCGATACTACACTTCAGTCAAACATCACTGCAGAAGCCACCCGCGCGACTGCGGCAGAAGGCGTAAATGCTGCTGCAATTACCGCTGAAGCTTCTACCGCACGTGCCGCTGAAGCTGCAAATGCCTCTGCAATTACTGCCGAGACTACTCGTGCAACTGCTGCTGAAGGTGTCAATGCAACAGCAATCTCAACAGAAACAGCTGCTCGTATTGCTGGTGATACCGCTGCTCAGTCATATGCTGACGGCATTCTTGCTGCCTTCGAAGCAGGTGACTTCCAGACACTTGAAGACTTAGTTGCAGTAATCAACTCTGATTCATCTACAGTTGGTTCGTTCCGTAAAGAGATCGCAGACATCATCGATTCTGCACCAGAAGCTCTTAACACACTCAACGAAATTGCTACTTACATCAACGTAAATGGCACTGGCGATGACGTTCTTACAGCTATCACTAACAGCGTAACTGCAGCTAAAGCAGAAATTCGCGGTGAAGTTACTGCTGCATACGATACGCTTGCTGAAGTTGAAGATGCACTTGATATCATTAACGGTTCTGGTGTAGGTTCTATTGCTAAAGTTGCAGCTGACTTCGCAGCAGCTGATACAACACTGCAGTCCAACATTACTGCAGAAGCAACAGCTCGTGCTGCCGCAGACGTTACATTGCAGTCCAACATCGGTGCAGAAGCAACTACTCGTGCTGCCGGCGACGTTACATTGCAGGGCAATATCGATGCAGAAGCAACAGCGCGTGCTGCTGCAGATACTACACTTCAGTCTAACATTACTGCAGAAGCTACAGCTCGTACGAATGCTGATGAAACACTCACAACTGGCTTAGGTAACCTTTCCGGTGTTACTGATGCTGGTACTGCTCGTACAAACCTTGCTGTTTACAGTAAAACAGAAATGGATGCGGCGCTGCTCCTTGCCGGTGCAAGATTCATCACTGAGATCCTTACGGTCACAGCCGATGCAATCACGTTGACACATGCTCCTAAAGATGGTGTATTGTTCAACTTCGGTACAGTACGTCACACAGATGCTAACTTTGTATCTTACGACATTCCTGCAACAGTTGGTGGATCTGCCACTGTATACAACCTTGCCCCGAACGCTTCTGGCGACTTCGACGGTAAAGCAGTTGTTGTACAGTACGCATACACACCTGCATAATTGAAGCATTATCAGGGGGCTTAGGTCCCCTGATAACTCATTGATGAATACCGATGAGGTTAAATAGGATTATAAAATGGCTATAGTAAAAAGACAGGCAGATGTTCAATTAACACAGTTGACAACAGGCGCGCCTGTGGAGTATGATACGTTTGCAGAAGTAGCTACAGCACTTTCAAATATTGTGTCAAAACTCGATCTGATTACTGTTACGTCCGATATAAACCTTGATAATATTAACCTTGATAATCTTACGGAGGCACTTAGCGCAGGTACTGTAGAAGATTTTGAAATAGCTTTGGTTACAGCAGCTTCTGAATTACCTGATGGGACATTCTCGCTAACCAATATTGGCGACATCGATGATTTTGAAATGTCTTTAATTAACTAAGGAAAGAAAAAATGGCAGTTATTTTATACAAAGGCCCAAACAAGACTGTTGCTACCATAGCAGCTAGAAATGCAATTGCAGTTAAACATGACAGTATGGTTGTTACCGTACTTGATGCAATAGCAGATCCTGCCGCCGGTGCTGGGATTGCAACGTTTCGTTGGGTAGAATCCACATCGGCATGGATTTTAGTTTCAAAGTCTGGTGTCGAAAGTATTAACTTTGAAACAGAAGAGTTACTAATCTCTAACGGATCGGTAACACCTTCAAACGTTGCTATAAGCGGCAATTACTGGAATATAGTAGTTGTTAATGGCGATGTTATTCAGGCAGAACTCAAACTAGAAAATCTCACATCAAATCTAAATAGCATTTCGGGACTAGATGATTACAATGGTTTATCTTTAAGAGTAACGTATGCTTACGGTACAGTAGGTCAACAGGTAACTGACTATGTTGATTTTAAAGCAGCGGAAATCCAAGCAAACCTTGACGGCTTTTCAGGTACCGTCGCAGAATTTGAGGCAGAACTATAATGGTAAATTTAGCACAACGAATTGGTCAAGAATTTAAAAGTGTTCGTGATAACGAAATCACAAATCTCCAGGCAGCAGATGTTACCCTTCAAGGTAATATTGATACCGAAGCTTCTACAAGAGCAACTGCAGACTCCACACTACAGGCCAACATTGTTGCAGCAGAAGCAGCAGCAATTGCAACAGCAGCAGCAGATGCAACTTCAAAAGCAAATGCAGCCGAAGCAGCAGCTACAGCAGCAGCAGCAACAGACGCAACTTCAAAAGCAAATGCAGCAGTAGCAGCGGCAAACAGCAACACAGGGGATCGCGAATCAGCTATCACCACAGCATACCAGACTTACGCAGACGCGGCAGAAGCAGCTGCGAATACGTATGCAGACGGTGCCGTTGCGACTGAAGCTAGCGCTCGCGCTGCTGCAGATACCGCATTGCAGAACAGCATAGATGCTGAAAATGCAAGAATTGATGCTATCCTCAATGCCTCTACTGCTGATAAAGACACCTTTGCAGAAATCGTTTCATTCATCAATGCAGTTGATACAACAAATGATACAGCTCTAGGTACTGAAATTACTACAAGAGCAGCTGCAGATACTACTCTTCAAGGTAATATTGATGCTGAAGCTAGTGCAAGAGCATCCGCTGATACTACGCTGCAAAATAACATCAACACTGAAGCTAGTGCAAGAGCATCCGCTGATACTACGCTGCAAAATAATATCAACGCGAAGCTCGCAGCATCTCACGATATGACTTTGACTTTGTCTGGTGATGTTTCTGGATCTGCAACATTTACTAATATGGCTGATGCCACTCTTAGTGTTGCACTAGGCGCAAATACTGTAACGTCAAGTGAACTATCTGGTGCTACTTCTCTTGTAATTTATAACTCTGCTGGTACTGCATTAAAAACTCTGTTCGGCGCAGGATCATAAATAAAAGAAAATAGGAATTTAACATGGCAAACCCAACTACCAGACAAGGACTTATTGATTATTGTTTAAGACGACTAGGTGAGCCTGTTATAGAAATCAACGTCGACCCTGACCAATTAGAGGATAGGGTCGACGAAGCAATTCAATATTGGCAAGAGTTTCACGCCGACGCGACATATAGAACATATGTTGCACACCTCGTAGGTGACAGCGATGTATCAAGAGAATACATTGAAACAACCGACGATGTTCTATTTGTATCAAAATTATTCCGAATTTCTTCTTCATTTAACAATTCAATGAATTTCTTTGATATTAAATATCAAATGATGCTAAACGATATCGCTGATATGCAAAACTTCGCCGGTGATCTTGCATATTACGACCAATTAAATCAATATCTTTCTATGCTTGATATGAAATTAAACGGTGAGCCACAGACTACATATTCGCGTAGTATGAATCGCCTCTATATTCACGGAGATTTTTCCGATAAAGACATTCAAGCCGGCTCATATATAATTTATGAAGCATATAAAACTGTAGATCCAGGAACATTTGGTAAAGTTTATAACGACATGTGGCTTAAAGAATATACCACAGAGCTTATTAAACAACAATGGGGATCTAATCTGAGTAAATTTGAAGGCATGCAAATGCCTGGAGGTGTCACTCTTAATGGTAGACAATTGTATGATGATGCCACTGCCCAAATAGAAAGACTCAGGGAAAAGATTCGCACTGACTTTGAAATGCCGACGGATTTCTTTGTAGGATAATATAATGGCAACTAGTGTATATTTCAGTCAAAGAGTCAAATCCGAACAAAATTTATATGAAGATATAATTATTGAATCTTTAAAAATTTACGGCCAAGACGTATATTACCTTCCCAGAACTATCGTCAATGAAGATAAAATTCTCGGTGAAGATGTTCCATCAAAATTTAGTGCGGCATACCAAATTGAAATGTATGTTGAAAACATTGAAGGCTTTGATGGTGAAGGTGATATTTTTGCCAAGTTCGGCGTTGAAATACGAGATACTGCTACATTCGTTGTATCACGAAGACGGTGGGAAAGTACTGTAGCTCGAATTGACAATATCTTAGAAACATCTAGACCAAACGAGGGAGATATCATTTATCTTCCTCTATCAAATTCAATGTTTCAAATTATGGCAGTCGAGCATGAATCCCCATTTTACCAGTTAAGCAACCTACCTACATATAAGCTACGTTGTGAACTCTTCGAGTATTCTGGCGAAGATTTTGACACAGCCGTTGCGGCGATTGACGATATTGAGCGTAGGTATGCTTACAAGTATCTTACTACCCTTGATAGTGCATCTGCAGGTTGGATTGTAGGAGAAACTGTTAATCAAACTCTATCAACCGGTACGGTTATATCAGGAGAAGTTGCTGGATTCTCTGCTTCAGACAATGTCTTACAACTTATTCATGTCGGTGCAGATGATGGCAATTATCATAGCTTTATAATAGGTGAGCAGATTACCAGTACTAGGGGATCTACTGCGTTGGTTACTGCAGTAGCTGAGGATAACCAGTTATCCGAAACTGAAGATAATGACTTTTTTGATACCACTGAAACAGATCTTGAATTCTTAGATTTCAGTGAAACTAATCCGTTTGGAGATCCACAGTAATGTTAGGTAATCATTTTTATCACGAACGCATTAGAAAAAGCGTTGCCATGTTTGGCTCTCTTTTTAATAACATTTACGTTGTTCGTACAGATTCTTCAAATAAGGTTATAAGCCAGGCAAGAGTTCCTTTGTCATATGCTCCTGCTACAAGCTTTTTAGACAGAATAAGAGAAAATCCTGACTTAGAACAAGATACTAAAGTTGCCATTAAACTTCCTCGTATGTCATTTGAGATTATTTCATATCAGTATGATTCACAGAGGCAGCTTCAAAAAACAAATAATATTAACCGAACTTCTGGTGACTCTACTACGCGCAATAAGTTTTATGCGTCTACTCCTTATATAATTGGATTTCAGCTTAACGTCTATACTAAAACCCAAGATGATGCTTTACAAATCATTGAACAAATTCTGCCATACTTTGGTCCTCAGTATACGTTAACTATTAAACCATTCGCAGATTTTAGTGATATTAAAGAAGATGTTCCTATCACGCTTAACGGTATTTCTTATACTGATGCCTACGAAGGTGCTTTAGATAGTAGACGTATTATTCAGTATACATTAGACTTCCAAATGAATGCGAACTTCTATGGAGCAGTTCAAGAAGCAAGTATTATTAGGAAACCTATTGTTGATATATATTCTGGTAGAACTGAAATAGATTCCGATGGTGCATTTGATCTTTATAGCCCATCAGTAAGAATTGAAGTAAATCCAAACCCTCTTAATGCAAGTCCAGATAGCGACTACGGGTTTACTACTACAATTTATAGTTATGAGGATAGTGCATAATGGATGAAGAAAAAAACAAACATTATCAAAACGATTATGAATATTCCAGAACCGTTTTATACGATTTAATTTCAAAGGGTACTGATGCTCTTGAAAATATGATTGAAGTGGCTAGAGAAAGCGAGCATCCTAGAGCTTACGAGGTTCTTGCCACATTAATTAAAAATACGGCTGACGTTAATGATAAATTAGTCGACCTAAATAAAAAGCACAAAGATATCAACTCAAAATCAGCTCCTACACCTATTGAAGGTGGATCAACGACTAATAATGTTTTTATCGGCTCAACAACAGATCTACAACGTATGCTTCAAGATGTGCATGCTAAACAGGTGGAGAGTAACGTGGTGGATATTACACCACATTTAAAAGATGAATAATATTGTAAATGGCAATGAGGGCTACTTAGGTAATCCGAATGTGAAACGTGACGGAATTGTTCAAGGTTGGACTCAAGAAAATATTCTTGAATACCAAAAGTGCATGAACGATCCCGCATATTTTGCTATAACATATTGTAAGGTTATTTCACTTGATAAAGGTCTAGTTCCTTTTAAGCTTTATCCGTATCAAGAAGAAATGTTCGACCACTTTAACGAGAATCGATTTTCTATCGTTCTTGCTTGCCGGCAATCAGGTAAATCTATTTCATCGGTAGCGTATCTCCTTTGGTACGCAGTATTCCATTCTGAAAAGAATATTGCTATTCTAGCAAATAAAGGTGCTACTGCTAGAGAGATGCTAGCCCGCGTTACATTGATGTTGGAAAACCTACCGTTCTTTCTACAACCAGGGACTAAAGCGCTAAACAAAGGTTCTATTGAGTTTAGTAACAACTCTAAGATTCTTGCTGCAGCAACATCTGGTTCATCTATTCGTGGTTTGTCTATTAACCTTCTATTCCTTGACGAATTTGCTTTTGTTGAAAATGCAACACAATTCTATACGTCGACATATCCGGTTGTTTCATCAGGTAAAGATACAAAGGTTATTATTACTTCAACGGCTAATGGTATTGGTAACCAATTCTATAGTATTTGGCAAGGTGCTTTACAAAGCACAAATGCATATAAACCATTTCGCGTCGATTGGTGGGATGTTCCAGGCCGTGATGAAGCTTGGAAAATAGAAACAATTGGCAATACATCACAATTGCAGTTTGACCAAGAATTTGGTAATGCGTTTTTTGGACGAGGTGATACTCTAATCAACGCCGAAACCCTTATGAGGTTAAAGGCTGTAGAACCTATTCGAATTCTTGAAGCCGGTGATATGCTTGTTTATGAGGAAACAAAGGATGATCACCAATATATTATTTTAGTTGATGTTGCGAAGGGAAGAGGACAGGACTATTCTACTTTTAATGTGATCGACATAACTGAGCATCCATTTAAGCAAGTTGCAGTTTATCGATGTAATACTATCTCGCCTATTCTCTTCCCCGATATTATTTATAAGTATGCGATTTCCTATAATAATGCGTATGTTATTGTTGAATCAAATGATCAGGGCACTCTAGTAACAAGAGGGTTATATCACGACTTAGAATATGAGAATATTCACGTCAGTTCCGTAAGTAAATCGGATGGTGTTGGTATTAGTATGGATCGTAAAGTGAAAAGACTTGGCTGTTCTGGTATTAAAGATATTATTGAAAATGATAAATTAGTTATTAATGATACTAATACAATTATGGAAATTTCTACCTTTATAGCTAAAGGACAATCATATGAAGCGAGTGACGGAAACCATGATGACTTAATGATGAACTTAGTAATGTTTGGATATTTTGCGCTATCAGAAATGTTCCAAGACATGACTGACATTAATTTAAAGCAAATGTTACATAATGAAAGAATGAGATCAATTGAGGATGACTTGGTGCCATTTGGCTTCATTGATGATGGTAGTGACGCTATAAATACGATTGAAAGGGAAGATCATCCATGGGCAGTCGACTACGCCCATCAAGACTTCTAAATAAGCTTTAGTATAAATACACATAGTATTTGAAAATAAACGTATTATGACAAGCTTATAATTTAACTCAAAGGAAAAGAGTCATGGCAGTATCAGAATCTCCAGCGATTACCGTTAAAGAGATCGATCTTACCGGCGTTGTCCCAAATGTCGGATCCACTACTGGTGCTTTTGTAGGTAATTTCAACTGGGGTCCAGTTGATAGTGTTACATTAGTATCGGATGAGGCAGGATTGGTATCGGTCTTCGGTAGTCCAGATAAAACAAATTCAATTGATTTTCACTCAGCAGCATACTTCTTACGTTATGCAAGCTCTCTCTATATTGTACGAGAAGCAACACAAGGTTCAGGCGAAAGCTTAAATGGTGGTGATTCCGACGCAACATTCACAGCTAGAGTAAAAAATCAGGTTTCATTCGATTTCCAAGAAGATGCTTTGGATTCAGATGGACACACATTCATCGCTAAATATCCAGGAGCTCTTGGCAATTCATTAAAAGTTTCATTCTTAGGCGCAGTTGATAGCGCTGATGATGTTGCGTTTACTGGTTGGACGTACGAAGATAACTTTGACGCGGCTCCAACAACATCCGCGTATGCTGCAGCCAGAAATGCTTCTGGTGATGAAATGCACGTAGTAGTTATTGATCAAGACGGTGCTTTCACGGGCGCACGTGGAACTGTTCTAGAAACATTCCCATTCGTTTCTCTTGCGGCAGATGCAAAAGCTGCTGATGGAACTTCAAACTACATTAAAGACGTAATCAATTCAAGATCTAACTACGTGTGGTTAGCTGGTTTTGGTACAGCAAGTAAGTTTGATGCCGATGCAGGTACAAATGCTACTTCGGGTAAAGACTATAAATTGGCTTCTCCGGCGGCTGTAGAAATTTCGTTTGTTAATGGCTCAAATTCTGCGGCACTAACAACATCAGAATATGCAACAGGCTTTGATAGATTTGAAGACGCTGATAATATTCAGGTAGATTTCTTAATTGCGCCTGGCATGGTAAGCCGAACAGATCAAACGGCAGTAGTTAATGATCTTATTGCAATTGCTCAAGGCACTCGTAAAGACTGTGTTGTTGTTGCATCCCCTGCTCGTTCTGATGTTGTTACATCAAATGATGTTAATAACGATATTATCACAACAGCTAAAACGTTTACATACTCTTCTTACTTATTCATGGATAACAACTATCTTAAAGTATATGATAAGTATAACGATCAATACATCAAAATTCCTGCTGCTTCTTCAACTGCCGGTATTATGGCGGCATCTGACAATGATCAAGCTGCGTGGTATTCACCAGCCGGTCAGAGACGTGGTGTTTATTTAGGTGTAACCGGTCTAGAGTACTCACCAAATAAATCCGAGCGCGATCTGTTATATCGTAATAGCATTAACCCAATTGCTAACCTTCCTGGTCAAGGTATCCTACTTTACGGTGATAAAACACACATGGCTCGTCCAAGTGCATTTGATCGTATCAACGTACGTAGACTCTTCCTCGTCCTTGAAAGAGCAATTGCTCTTGCCGCACGTAACGTGATGTTCGAATTCAACGATGAGTTTACTCGCGCAGAATTCACGAACATTGTTGAGCCATTCCTTAGAGAAATCCAAGGTAGACGTGGTATCACTGACTTCCGTGTTGTATGTGACGAAACAAATAACACAGCAGCAGTCATTGATAGAAACGAATTCATCGCAAGCATCTTCATCAAACCAGCACGTTCAATTAACTTCGTAACGCTTAACTTCGTTGCAGTTAGAACCGGTGTTGAATTTGAAGAAGTTGTTGGCTCAGTATAATAGACGTTAGGAGAAAATAAATGGCTATTCTTGGAGTAGACGATTTTAAAGCCAAATTAAAAGGTGGTGGCGCACGTCCTAACCTCTTTAAGGCGACAATCAACTTTCCGGCTTATGCAGGTGGAGATGTAGAACTTACATCTTTCATGTGTGAAGCTGCACAACTTCCTGGATCAATTATGGGTGTAGTTACTATCCCATTCCGCGGAAGACAACTTAAAATTGCTGGCGATCGTACGTTTGATACGTGGACGCCAACAATCATTAACGATACTGATTTTGCAGTTCGTAACGCGATGGAGCGTTGGATGAATGGTATTAATGCCCACAAGGCAAATACCGGTCTTACAGCTCCAGTAGATTACAATGCCGACCTATTGGTTGAGCAATTGGATAGAGACGAAAGTGTTCTGAAGACATACAACTTCCGTGGTTGCTTCCCAACAAACATCTCGCCAGTTGATTTGAGCTATGGCGCAAACGACGATATCGAAAGATTCCAAGTTGAGTTCCAAGTTCAGTATTGGGAATCAAACACGACTTCTTAATAAGATCATATATACTACTGGACCAGGCCTTAATTGGCCTGGTCTTAACTAATAATAGGATTTAATATGGCCGATAATTCGTTGAAACTTTTTGGGTTTGAGATTGCAAGATCTAAAACTAAAGAGAAAGAAGAAAAGAAACTGAAGTCTATTGTACCAACAGTAGATGAGGACGGAGCAGGATATGTTTCGGCCGCAGGTGCTCATTACGGTCAATATGTAGATTTAGATGGCGATAAGTCTAAAGACAACGCAACATTAATTCACAAATATCGTGGCGTGGCAATGCATCCTGAAGTTGATGCGGCTATCGAAGATATTGTGAATGAAGCGGTATCGGGTGGAGATGAGATTGCTGTTAGCCTTAATATGGATAACATTGAGGTCTCAAAGGGAATTAAAAGTAAAGTAATTGAAGAATTCGACCATATTTTGTATATGCTCAAATTTAATGATTTGGGTCATGATATTTTTAGAAAATGGTATGTTGATGGAAGATTAAACTTTCACGCTGTAGTTGATGAGTCAAACTTAAAGGCCGGTATTCAAGATATTAGACCTATTGATTCCGCTAAAATGCGTAAAGTAAAAGAAGTTAAAAAGACAAAAGATCCTATTACAGGCGCAAGCTTAGTTGAAGGTTCTACGGAATACTACATTTATCAAGAAAAACCTGGAGAACAGAATAGCGGAATCAAATTAACAAAAGATTCAGTTGTTTACGTCACATCGGGTTTGCTAGATGCTACTCAAAAGAAAGTAGTATCTTATATACATAAAGCTCTTAAACCAATTAATCAATTGCGGATGATGGAAGATTCTCTTGTAATCTATCGTCTAGCAAGAGCACCAGAACGCAGAATTTTCTATATCGATGTAGGCAATATGCCTAAGGGCAAATCTGAAGAGTATATGAAAGGTATCATGGCAAGATACCGTAATAAACTTGTATATGATGCTTCAACTGGTGAAGTTAAAGATGATCGTAAGCATATGTCTATGCTTGAGGATTTTTGGCTACCTCGTAAAGAGGGTGGAAGAGGAACTGAGATTAGTACTCTTCCGGGAGGTGAAAACCTCGGTCAGATTGATGATATTATTTATTTCCAAAAACGTCTTTATAGATCACTTAACGTTCCGATTGCTAGATTAGAACAGGAACAACAGTTTTCATTAGGAAGATCTACTGAAATTTCTAGAGATGAACTTAAGTTCCAAAAGTTTATTGATAGATTGCGTAAACGTTTCTCTATGTTATTTAGAGAACTTCTTAAGAAACAACTTCTTCTTAAAAATATCATTACCGAAGATGATTGGGAAACCTGGTCAAATGATATTATTTTTGAATTTGCTAGAGATAACCATTTCTCAGAATTAAAAGATGCAGAAATGTTAAGAGAAAAACTACAATCTCTAGATCAAGTACAAAATTATGTTGGCGAGTACTTTTCTAAAGAGTGGGTAATGAAAAACATTCTTAAATTTGATGATGATGAAATTTCACTTATGACAAAGCAAATCAACAAAGAGATGCCTGAAAATGATGAAGTTGAGGCTCACAACACTGAAGTTAATGACCAAATTCAAGCCGATCGAGATGCCGCTGCGGCTGACCGTGAAGCTAAAGCTGCAAAGTCAGCTCAATAATAATTTATATATAATCACAGCGAAATACAGGAGTTATTATGTCTGAAGTAGAAGAAAGAAATCCATTAGAGAATATGATTGACTTTGCATCAAACGCAGAGTTTAATAAAGCTAATGACGTTTTTGATGATGTTCTGAGACAAAAAGTATCAGATGCACTTGAACAAGAAAAGGTTGCATTATCACAAGAAATGTGGGGCAATGCATCTGCTGAACAAGAAGCTATGGAAGTTGATTTAGATATTACCGATGAAGATCTAGATGCAGCTGCTGAAGAATATGTTGAAGAAGACGAAGATTAAGTTAAAAGTTTAAAACATATAAATACATTAGAATATAAAAAGTGTATCCATGAAAACATTTAGACAAATACGTGAAGCTAAAAATACTATGCCACCTGGTGAGCACGTGTTTGACGCTAAAGTAAAAGGCTATAAGGTCATGGTGCATAAACAAAAGAATAAGTTTGTAGCTTATGTAGACAATGAGAAACTAGACGAATATTCGTCACTCAATGACGCTAAAAGGGCTGCTAACGAGTTTATAAAAATGGCAGGGGCTAAGTAATGAAGCTTATTACAGAGTATACCGAGACAGACGTTCAATGTCTTGTTGAGAAAAAAGAAGACGGTTCGAAGAACTATGTCATTGAAGGTATCTTTGCCCAGGCTGAAGGTAAAAACAGAAATGGTCGCATCTATCCAAAGAACGTTATGGAAGGTGCAGTAAACAAGTATTACACAGACCAAGTTAAAACTAAGCGCGCAGTTGGGGAACTAAATCATCCCGATGGTCCAACTGTAAACTTAGATAAAGTATCCCATCTTATCACAGACCTCAGAATTGAGGGAAATGATGTGATGGGTAAAGCACGTATTTTGGATACTCCAATGGGTCAAATTGTAAAAGGTTTGCTTGAGGGCGGTGTTCAACTAGGTGTTTCAACTCGTGGTATGGGAAGCCTTGAGAATAGAAACGGCGTTATGTATGTCAAAGAAGACTTTATGTTAAACACGATTGACATCGTCCAAGATCCATCTGCACCGAATGCTTTTGTTAATGGTATTATGGAAGGCGTAGACTGGGTATGGAATAATGGCGTTATCGAATCTAGGGAAATTGAAAGAATAGAGACTGAAATTAAGAAAGCTCCGAGAACTGATCTTTATGAGACACAGGTTCGCGAGTTCAAGAATTTCCTCTCGTTGATGAAAAACAAATAAGGAGTCAATTATGACTGATCAAGTAAATCAGGATATTGAGCTCGATGATGACGAGAATGTTGTTGAGGCTCACGATCCGAAAAATGCAGAAGATCAATCTGTTAAATCTGTAAAAGGCGCAGAAGCCGCAGGTAAAACAGCTCCAGCTCGCAAGGGTGACAAGAAAAACTCTGATAAATCAGATCTAACAGCTACTGCTAAACCATCTGGTTTACAAGCTGAAGATTACGATTTCTCGGGCGATCTTGACGCACTTGTAAACGAAGAAGCTACTCTTTCAGAGGGTTTCAGAAATAAAGCTGGTATAATCTTCGAAGCTGCACTTAAGTCTAAGTTAAGTGAAGAAGTTGAACGCATGGAAGCAAATTATGCTGAAGCGCTTCAAGAGGAAATCGAAACAACTAAAGCCGACCTAGTCGAAAAAGTTGATGGTTACCTAAACTACGTAGTTGAAAATTGGATGGAAGAAAACCGTCTTGCAATTCACAACGGTCTCCGTACTGAAATTGCAGAAGGTTTCATGGAAAAGCTTAAAGATCTCTTCACAGAATCTTATATTGAAGTTCCAGATTCCAAAGTCGACCTAGTTGACGATTTAGCTGAACAAGTTGCATCTCTTGAAGAGAAACTTGACGCAACTACAGCTAATGCAATCGAAATGGCAGAAGAGCTTAACTTGTATAAGCGCTACGACGTCATTCGTGAAGCCGCGCGCGGCCTCGCAGAAACAGAAATTGAAAAGCTAGCAAATCTAGCTGAAGATCTTGACTTTGAATCAGAAGAAGCTTTCGCTGCGAAAGTGAAAACTATCAAAGAATCATACTTCACTAAAAAATCATCTTCTGAATCTATCGCAGAATCATTTGAAGAAGATACTGACGACGATACAGTCGAAGTTTCTGGCGCAATGGCTGCATATGTTAATGCAATTAAGAAAAACCAAAAATAAGGAAATCCAATTATGGAAACATATGATCGTTTAACAGAGAAATGGGCTCCAGTTCTCAACGAAGGCGCAGACATCAAAGATGCTCACCGTCGTGCCGTAACGGCTGTTGTTCTTGAGAACCAAGAAAAAGAGTTTGCTTCACAAGCTGCTCAAAACAACATGCTCACAGAAGCTGCTCCAGGCAACAACACTGGTTCAGCGTCTAACTGGAACCCAGTTCTTATCTCACTTGTTCGCCGCGCTATGCCGAACATGATGGCGTATGACGTTGCTGGTGTTCAGCCGATGACTGGCCCAACAGGCTTGATCTTCGCAATGAAATCACGCTACGGTGCTGGTTCAACTGGTTCGACTGAAGCTCTCTTCAACGAAGCAAACACAGCATTCTCAGGT